ATTTGATTTGAAAGAAGATGCATCGCCTCATCAAATAATAATTTTACAGCAGTATTTTTTTTACATGCAAAAAAACCACTACAAGCTGATGGGTAATCATTTTGAAATATTATATCGTTGGTTTCTAGTAATTTATTTATTATCGAATGAAATGGTTTAAAAAATTGAACATCAGTATCGCTATATATAAAAACGCAGTCATCATCATGATTTTCAAATAGTTTTGTTATTAACGTTAACTTTAACAATGTAGCTTCATACCATTTGTTCGATTTGAACCTTCCAGTCTCGCATATTTGATCAATGCGCCCTATTATTACTTCTATATCGGAATAAATATTTTTTATTGTATAAAACCACGGTAAAAAAACATCGTGAGATTCGGAGCTGATTGTATAAATTTTTGATGGTATAATTTTATGCATGATTTATTTTTACTATGCTTAAAAAATATTTTAGATCCCAACTATAAACCCCATGATCTCCGTCGTCTAAAATCGGACAAGTCTTTCCCCTCATAAAATTATCCCAATTTTCACGAAACTCGTATGGCAAATTAATAAGAATCTCGCTTTCTTTTACAGCTAGTTCATTTGCCGCTTTTTGATTTAAGATATCGATCCAATTCATCGTTTTAAAAGAAAAATACAACGCTCAGTTTGTTGAATTACAGATTTATACTCTGATATTTTATCATTTAAAACCTTAACAGAAGAAATATACGGCTTTCCATGTTCCGTTAATACAACGTTTCTTTCGCCATCTTTTTCTACAACGAAACCTCGACAATCCATCTCCCATTCATAATGAAGAATAGGAAATTCGCAAATTATTTTGCCGAATTCTTTTTCAATTTTTGTTTGTAATGATATTTTCGAAGGCTTCATTTTTATTAAAATTTAATTTAAATCCATATTCATTTACTCCTTCGCTTAGAAGATCTTCTTTTCTTGGAAAAGCATCCCAAGAGTCTAAGATGTTGGGGTAAGCAGGATAAACCGCATCATTAATATTTTTAGTATTAATAGTGATCGTATTTAATGGGTTTTTTTCTATTTCCGTTTTTTCAAACGGAAAGGAGAATGCTGTTTCGAGATCCGGCTCGGATAATAAATTAAGACTTGGGTTGTAGGCAGTGTCGCATTCAGATTTCTTGCCGTCTTCAAACTCCTTTTGAAAGAGTTTAATTTTAAGATCCTGTATTTCTTTTTCTAGTTCTTCCACGCGTTGTTCAAGATATTTCATAAAAGTCTCCTATATTATAACGAGTCCAGGCGCTTTTATCAACTAAAACTTCAATTAGCCCCTCGCTTTCATCTTCAATATAAAAAGAATAGCGCGCAAAAAACCAGAACCCCCATTTATCTTTATGGTAAATTTTCATGTTATTTTAAAAACAATTTTTTCTTTCCTTCTTTTTTTGAAAATTCCATCCAGCTTTTCTGTCTTTCCTTTGCTTCTTTATCTGCTTTGGGAGTGTCACAAAGTTTCCAGAATGAGTTATTGATCGCTTGTTGCTGCTTTCTTTCTGACAATTGGCCGTTTCCGACTCTATGGCTGTAGCTCCAAATATCAGCATTCTCAACTAATTCTTTAATACCGTTGTTATTACAAGAAATAACAAACATATTAATCTTGTGTAAAAATGTCTCGTATTGTTCTACTTTCTGTCTAAGGGTTGGCGCTTTCATTTTTCCTCGTAAATTTTCCATTGTGGTTTCTTATAACCGTTAATCATATAAATATGTCGATTCTTATCCCAATCATTATTCCAAAACTTTTTAACAATGTCAAGATACTCTTTTGCTTCTGACTTTGTAGAAAAATATTTAATTGGAGTTGGTTTTTCTATTAGTTTTGAAAATTCTTTTTTGCACATAGGTACACTAGTTGTCCATCCATTAAGAGGACTTGTACTGTCTTCATTGACATAAGTGTACATATCGGGTTTATGGTTGTATTCGCAGACTTTGTATTTTTTATTCGTTTTCATTTTTAATCAATTCTCCGTTTTCGTCGTATATGTAATCTTTCTTTATTGTACCAACAATTTCTAAAGAGTCAAGTGCCATATTGGAAATTTCATAATGCCAATCTACAATCCAACAGCAAAGATCATAACTATATATTACCTCTCCAATTATATCAATTCCTTCTAAGCCGTACGTGCCTTTTACTACATCTCCCTCATAAACTTCTTTCATGTTCTTGTCGAGAATGCCAAGAAACTGCTGAGGAACAAGAAGAGAATCATCAAATAATTCGTCCACTGCTCCATTGTAATTATAATTGGTTATAAACCCTTTTGCAGCATTACACCAAAATCTGTATTTATTTTTATTCATATTTTATCAAAATAATTGGCTGTGCTGTTGTGCAGCCCTTGATTCCAATCAACCATTAGCACATTAACGCCAGCTTGTTTTGCCAATACCAGCGTCTCAATATGATCATCAATATGCAGATCGGATTTAAGTTTTAATAACGCGTCGGTTTTTGGATTTGAGGAAGTGCAAATGACAGAAGAGGCGGGTATTTCATAATCCTTGCAAAAATCTTCTACTTCTTTTTTGTGTTGTGGGTGACGAAAGGTTACAATATGAACCTCCCATCCTGCTTTATGTTTATCTTTTACAAATTCTATGATTCTTTGTATTGGTTCTAATACGCATTCATCGAAAGACGCAAGATAAGAAGACTTTGCAAGCGTATCGTCAAAATCAACTGTAAGTATTTTTTTCACTCTTTAAATTTTTAAAAAAGGACAATCACTCAACCAATTATCACAAACCAAACATTCTCCATTATGATCTGGATTACAAGGTAGTTCAAATATATTTCCAATCACTTCAATATCATCTCCACTCCATAAACCAGCATATTCTTTTTCATTAATTTTTGAATGAAACGCGGCGTCCACAAAAACTACTTCAGCTTCATAATTGTCGTTAATAAATTCTTCAGAATATGATCTAATAATATCTCCTTCGTAAATCTCCTTTTTATTCTTGTCATATTCTCCAGTAAATTGCTGAACAACATATTCATCACCACCAGAACCATTCTGAAGATTTTGAAATTGTCCATTCAAAGTAAGAACATAATGTCCTTGATATCCTTTATCTGGATAGGTGAATTGTTTTGCTAGTTTATCCCAAGCGCGAAATTTAAGTTGTCTTTGCATATTTCTTTCTCTCAAGTCTAATAGCTTTTCTTTTCAAGTCAAATGTTGTTTTCTTTTTTTAAAATATTAAACAAAATTTCTTTACTTTCTTTTAGCATACTATCAAAGAAAGTTAAACCTATTTCTTCTAATTTAAAATCTGTAACGTTAATTGAGTGAATGGTTTTTCCGTCTTCGTCTTTCACTGCTAGTTCTAATATAAAAGTTTTATTATTCATAATTTATTCTTCCCATTTTCCAAAAACTTTTAAAAAATTCTCGGCGCGTTGACGAGTTGTAGAACTGCATAAACCTTTTTCGAAACTACAATAGTAGTCGTCCCAAGACACTTCATCTATTTTCATAAGAAAATTCTCCGCTTCTAACATTGCATTGTGGTCGTTGCAGTAGTCTGGGATGTCTGCATAATCATAAAATTCCTTTTCCCACCCACACGATTCAGCGATGGCGATATTAATTTGTTCGTCTGTCATATTATTTTTTAACAGTTTGCTTTACTTTAATATTTGTTGGAAACGCTTCGCCGTCAGAGTCGTTGGAATACGTATAGAACGTACCTTCTTCGCCTGCATAATTGTTTACAAAGTCGAACAGAGCTCGTTCGAACTGCTTGATGCTGTGCTTGTCGAGCTTCTCATCATCAACAGTATTGAGATTGAAGCTAACTTCAAATTTAAATTTATTTTTTTTCATCAAATTATAATTCGTATCTAAGCGGCGTTGGTTTTCATAAAAAAAATTATTCTGTGTAATTTACACCAATCCAATCGGTATATTCTGGTAAGACTTCTACATTAACTCCAACCTCCTCTGACTTATTAATAATATCATTAAGAACATTAGATCCGTAGAAATGTAAACCGTAAGATCCTTTATGACATTGATAAATAGAGCCAGAATAGCCTTCAAAAAGCCAATATTTTTCTGTTTCCGTTGCTTTGGTGATCCCGCTATTCAGCTTCCAAGAATCTCCATTTAGATAACCGCCATACCAACAGGCAAACACTTTGTAAGTCAAGGGAATGTTATTTCCTTCAATCTTAACGACTATCCATTTATCTGGAGCATACTCTGTGTTCATAATTTATCGAACCAGCAAAGTTCGTATACCAGATCGCCGGTTTCTTTTAGTGTAACGCCAGTTGAAGAAGATGCTACCATAATGCCTGTTACCGTGTATTCTTTTCCTTCTTCTAATTTCTTAGCATTCTCTACTCTGTCTTTAAAATAATGCCATGTTCCAGCCTTCTTAAAGACTATCTTGTCTCCGTATTTTGTATTTTTATAATCAGCTCTCATTTTGCTAAAAAATCTATATATTTTTGCATGTTTGTCAAGTCTTCTTCCAAAATTCCTTGAACGGACAGAACGGAAGTTGGTCCAAAAAAACCTTTCCTTTCATTTAGTTCAATATCTGGATAGTACCTCAAATCAATAACAAAATAATCTTCAAAGACTGGCATGACCGCTTCTAGATGCAATTTTCTATCGGTTGACCATCTACTTCTAAAGGTAAACTGCCAATGACAATAAGAGTCTTGTTCTGGTTCATCCATAGACACAGACATATCCTTCCAACATCCAGAATATCTTCCATCAGTATACCAAAGGTATTCAAAATGAAGGAAGTTAAACTTTCTGAGTGTTTCTTGAATCTTCTCTGCTTTTTTAAAATATCTTATTGTGTTAGCATTCATAATCTTTTGTTTCTAATCTATCCTCCAACCAAGCCTTCAATGCCCAATGATAATATGTATAGTTTGGATCTCCTTCATAATGAAAGAAAGCATGACCAAGATCAAAAATTACTTCTCTATAAATCTTTTCTTTTAATCTTTTTAAATGTTTACAAGTACAACTTCTCAAACTAATCGAAGACTCCATACCAAAGTCCCATACAAAATGAACTGCCCCTGTTATTCGGTCTACATAATAAACATCAAAGTAGATAGGTTCTTTGCAAGTGAAATGACCTAGTTCTCGAAATGTTTCTGGAAGATAGAGCTTCATTAATTGTTATCTTCTATAGTATAGGTTGTTTTTATTTTCACAAGCTCAAATTCTAAAAAATTTTCATTTCCATAATTTGGATTATTATTAAATGAACTCCTTTTTAAAAACAGTTCAAGATAATCTCTAGCTGCTACAATTAGACAATCCTTGAGATCTACTAATTCTATAGCAGTTGCAGTTAATTCCAAATCATCATTTTTGAAATTAACCCATTTTTGAGTAGGTTTGTGACGAATTGCGTACTTGTATTCTTCATATGTTTCATTCATAATTTTTTAATTCTATTTTACCATTATTATCAATAATAGCGTAGGTAATTGGTAAATCGCATTGAGAACCCAAATTGACACACTCTATTCCACCTACATAATATTGTTTAGGAACATGAGTATGACCAAAACAAACCGCGTCATATTTGTTATTGTAGCAATATTGAGCGATTCTAACCGTAAGGTCGTGCGCCGCTCCGTGCCATGTTTTAATTTTGGTTTTAAGTTTTCTTGTTAGTTTTTGCTTCTTGTCAATCTTTTGTAAAAGATAATATACGCCAGAAGCAAGCTCGGTCAAGAAAGGTTTTGTAGTAATGAAGAAATCGAATTTGTCCCCATGGGTAAATAGGATTCTTTTTTTACATATTGTTTCATTATACTCGTCAACAAATTCAAACCCAAGAAGAGCTGAAATAGTTTCTAAATCTTTATCGTGGTTTCCTTTAATAAAAATGCATTTTTTATTTTTTGAAATTCTTCTGAGCGTGGACAAGATTTTCCATTGTTTTTTGCAAAGTCTGTGAATATTGTAACTATCCAATAAGTCGCCACAAATTACTAGGGTATCATAGTTTTCCTTTTCCAGGATTTCTAAAGTCAAGTCGGCTTGACATATTGGACTTCCCAAATGAATATCGGATAGTGCTAAAATCATATTATTGTTTTCCGTATTTGCTCCAAAGAATTAACATAATAACAGACGATAACAAACCGCCCAATGCGCAAACAAAAACCCAAATATTATTGCTTCCAAACGTGGCATAAACAATAGAAAATATATGACCCGAAACAACTAATCCCAAAGAACCAGCCGATATGTCTTTGGCAGATTTTGTTTTGAACGTTTTAACTATTTGTGGTAGTGCGCAAATCAAATAACAAAAAGTCATTAACAATCCAGATACTTGATATACGAATTCTTTAATCATATGTTCCATGTTGTTGTGCAAATATTATCCCCGCATTGTTCGCATTTATAATCATCGCATTCATAATCATCATATTGAAAAAGCTCAATAATGCTTTCGAACGAAATAGAATTTTGTCTAATTCCCTCTTTAATTTTAATGAGTATATAATCTAAAATTTCTTCTTGTTTTTCTGGAGGAATATCAGAAACAGGTTCTTCGTTAATATAAAAATTAAAAGCTGTGCAACCTGTTACTTGTTCGAATTTATATTTAGTATCTTCCATGCTTTTCAATAAGTTCTTTTTCTACAATTTGCTCTAAATCTTTTATCTCTAGAGGCTCCTGTTTATCAATAAAATATCTAAAAATCAAAGCCACTTTTAATAAAAATAAAATAAGGGCAAACTTCAATATTTTAATTTTAAAGTCTTCCATTTAATTTTTCGTAGTCATTTGCTCCGCTCGCTGCCTCTTTATATAACTCGGGACCAATTAACACAAGAGGATCTTCTTTTGCCAGGGAGAAAACATGTAAAACAGTACCGTAAAGTTTTTTAGCTACAGCTTTTAACTCGTCGTTCTCTAAGAGAATTTTGGCAAGTTCTTGGCGAAGTTTTACTGCCGCGTTATGTTCTTCTGTTCCATCTTCTTCTATTGTTCTAAGTTGCGCTTCTAGTTTTTGATTTAGTAGCCCAACTGGTTCACAGCAGTAACAACATCCCTGAAATCCATTTATAAAATTTTCTTTTTGTTTCTTTAAAAGAATCCTACCATATTTATGAATTGCTTTTTTAGCATAATCATCTAAATCTTCTAAACAACCATGAGCCGACAATCCGCTCTCATAAAAAGCCGTCTCTTCAATTATCGCGAGTTGTTCATCAATCATTTTTTTCTTTCTTTTTGTCTTTTTCTGCCCAATATTCTTCTGTACTTGGATTACATGCTTTATATCCTGACTTTCTTGCTTCTTCGTAACAGAGAGTCTTGTACCAACCGCCTTTTGAGCAAAGTTCGCCACGCTCACCAGTAATTTCGCAAAGGTAAGATGACTTTCTCTCGGTTTCTGAAATGATATCATCAATGATACTCCAATCATCTTGAGTACCACCTTGTCCAGTAAAGTAAAAACAAAGGTTTCCGTACTTTTCTTTTAACTGAGTTGCAACTACCTGAACCTCTTTACCAGGCTTTGAGGTAAGGTCGCAGAAGTATTGCAGTTTATGCAGGGCGTTATCTATTAAATTTTTCCAGCCATTGTCAAACTCAAAACCCCATGCCATGCATGTTTCCATTGGGTCGCCTTTATAATCACGAAGAATTTTAGGGTATTTTTTTACAAGTTCTATCTCTATTTCTTTATCCATAGAGAAAAAGTATTGTGCTTTTTTTACAAAGTGTCAAGACTATTCTTTGTTGTCCTCTTCCCAGCGCCAATTTTTGTAATCCCAATGTCTGGAGTCGTAAATTCTAAAGCCAGCCTCAAACCCCAAAAAATTTAAATTTATACCCAAACCACCATGATCTCTTGTAATTGGAGCAAAATCTAATTCAAATTGAAAAATGTTATCCCCTGAATAAAATATTTCGAATTCTATATTTTTATATTTAGAAAGCTGCTTATAAAATGAAAAATATTTTTTAAATTCTTTTCTTGGTTTGCAAAAGTTTCTTATTGTTATATTAAAGTACATATTATCTTGGCAATAAAATTGCTTTTACTACATCCTGGTCATCTTTTGTACAAACTTCGTACTCTCCATAATACCATTCTACATCGTGAGGACCCGATATATTAATTATTTCGACGCTTGTCGGGGTAGAATATCCGCCCTCGTAGCCATTTACTACGACAAATGTTTCTAAATCTACATCTTTTAGTGCTTCCAATAGCTCTTTAACTTTCATAATTTTTTGTTACTAGTTTAATTAGCTGATCGTTGTTTATTTTTTTTCCGTCCAAAATAGAGAAAACATAACTAGAATTTTGTTTGTAATTTTTTATTATAAATTCGGCTTGTTTTTTTCTGTTTTCAAGATTTCTTAAATCATGCACTATTTCTAGCATGTTGTCAATGTATTTTTTTGTCTTCTCTCCGGCTTCGCAAATTTTTTCAATTTGTTTTTTTAATTGTTTTGCGATTTCATAATCAAATTCGCTCTCAATTATTGAATAAAATTTTTCCATTGGAGGCATTTCTTTGTCAACATAAAATTCGATTAAATTCTTTTCATTATTTAAATGGGACTTTATTCTATGCAAAAATAGATAGCGGTCGGCTTTTGTTTTCTTAAGAACCTGTCCCGAATTGCCGTAAATAACTATGCCCTCGCCTGTTTTCCAGTTTTTAACTGCGGCAGTCATTTCTTCGATTGTGTCAAAATGATATCTTTTGGGTCTTTCAATTCCGCAATGCTCGGCTATTTGATCAACTTCTTTTTGGGATAGATACGAATAATCCTCGTGTCTAATAATTGCCGTAAGCCAAATCTTTGGTTCGCTATGCTCTCTTTCAACTATGATATTTGACGGAGAATACCATTCGCAAATAAATGAATATTTTTCAGAATTTAATAGATTATTATTAAATAATCTTGTGTATTTTTCTTTTAAGGGGTCAATTTCAAATCCATTTGGTAAACTTTTCGCATCAATCGTCCCCCTTGTGCGCACAATCAATTCATTTTTAAATTTTGAAATAATTAAAGTCGAACCATCTAATTTATGTACAAATTCTACATTGCCGTTTTCATCGAGAGGTTCGAATTCGGGCTGCTCTCCTAGATTTGTAAACTTTTTAAATGAAGCTGACACTAATTCCCCATCGTTAGTCCAAATAGATGAACGAAATATTTTATTTTCTTCGTCCCATTTGATCCCAATTTGATTTGGAAAAATCAATTTACATTGGGTTCCTGCAATAACGCAGTCTCTTATGCAGAACTGCTCACTCGAAGGAAAAATATTTATTTTCATTTCAAATGAAGAAAGATAATACTTTCTTTACCATGCGTCAAGTTTTTTTAAAAAAAATGCTGAAGTTACGCGTCTTTCTTCATATCTTGCATCAGTTGCTTTTTGTGCAATTTCAAATGGGTCGTCTTTATAGGCTCTTACCCTGTAGCTTCCCCAATGATCGTAGGTCCATAGCTTATTTTGCCCCTTGGGGTACATATATGCAACAATCGCATGAGCTTTATTTTTCTTTGTTTTTTGGTCGGTCCAGTTATAAATCACAACTTCGGACCATACGTCATATTTTTTAAGCCCCTCCCTGAAAGCAATTGCCGTAGGAAGACATGCGTTTTTTTCCATTTCCATCCATCCTTCTGGATTTGATGGGGTTGAAGCGCATGACGCAAGAAAAAAAGAAAATAAAACAAATGTTATTGATTGTAATATTTTTTGCATTTTAATTATCATTGCGGCGGCTCCGTATAACAGGTCGAAATATTCTTATTAATAGGGATTTCGATTTCATTCGTGCATGTGCCAGATGATTTTATCTTTAGTTTTGTGGCATTCATATCGAAAGCTAAAGTAACACCATCAATCATTTGCTGCCTGGTTATCGAATTTGGATGTACTTCTCCAATATCTGAAGTTAATTCTAAATTCGGTCCAATATCCGCGCTAGGAATTGATCCGGATTTCAAGCGTGTTCTGATTCTTGGATCAGTTATTGTAAAAGTACTGAACGAGGTTGTTGATACTTTGATTTCTTTGGTTATCCAATTTGATGATATTTTTTGTAATTCTTCTGTTACGCCGCTATTCTTGGTATGCAATATTTTACATCTATCAAATACTTCTTGAGATATATTTAACGGAATTTTAAATGTCAAATCAATACTGCCATCAAATGTTGCTGTTGTATTTATTGAAAATGAAAAAATTAATTGCTGATCTGTGTATCCGGTCAATACATTGCCATTAACTATATTTTGAATATTCAGTAGTCCAGTTGATGAAATATTTTCAAATGACAAATTTAATAAGCTACCATAAGATGATGAAATATTTGACCCCGTTTGCAAGTTGAGGGATAGTGATTCTCCAAGTCCGTCTATAAAATTCAATGAGCCAAAATTTCCATTGAATAAGTAAGCGTTTTGATAAAATTTACCCCTCCATACGCCATTGCCATTTTCATCTAATGTTGTTTTTTCGTCATTAATATAATAAATCCCATCTATCAAGCCATTTTTAACTGATCCTGTCGGGGTTGGTGTAGCCGTTGGGGTTTCCGTTGGGGTTTCCGTTGGGGTTTCCGTTGGGGTTTCCGTTGGGGTTTCCGTTGGGGTTTCCGTTGGGGTTTCCGTTGGGGTTTCCG